ACAGATTGAGACCTTGGCACAATCTTGGATCAAGGCCAATGCCAAGCAAGCAGAAGCATTGGCTCAAGAATCTTTGACAAAATATGACCCGGCATCCTTGAAAATCTTTAAGATCATTGGAATCACAGCACTGGTTGGCATACTCAATGTGAATCTGTATGCATTAGAGCAAATAGCCAAACAAGATTTGGAAACATTCAGAGCCAGCAATCCTGCATTTGCCAACTACACACAAGAACAAAAAAATGAATATATTGACAATGCTCGTGATCAGTATTATGGAATAATCGCCACGCAGATTTTAATGAAGCCAATTATCATTTGGGTTCGCAATGGTACTCCTATGCTGAATAAATTAGTAGATGTGATCGAAAAAGGCCTTGGCAGTAAAGGAAAAATTATAGGGCATGCCGCTATACTTGCATTACAAGCATCTTTAAGTACAGAGTTTGTCCAAGGATTATTAGGACAGTCGTTGATGAAGCTGATTAGATTCGGCGGCAAGGGTGTTGCAGGTTCCTGGGACTGGTTGGCTGGGCATATCGAAGACAAATTGCATATACCCATTAGCCAAATCAATCCCGCTACCGGCGCGGCTGTTGCGGCTAACGGAGCCGCACAAGCTGGTCCAAAATTAGCCAGCTATGCTGACATGGAAAAAGCCAAAGCGGATATACAAAAAGATTTCAAACCTATGATAGCGCCTACTGGATCTTTAAATTAAAGCCAGTCCGCTTTTCTTTGTAATTTCGATATTATTTTGTATTATAGAATTCATCATTTTGATGTCTTCTAAACTTAAATCAAACAATAAATTATCTATAGTTACACCGCCACGCATGTACCAACATATTTGATACAGTTGTGTTTTGTAATTTTTAATGGCTTCTTCTAGCCTAGTTAGATATTCTTCAATATCTGTGTTATCTAACCTAACTAGGCTGTCGCGAAAAAACTTGCTTGATCCAGGGTTATCGACACATTGTTTTCAGTTCCGCAACTGTCGCACTTGGCAGAAATTTTAGGAATTTCCCATGCTATCCTATTTTTTTCAACTATAGCTTTTACAGCATCAAAAATAGTTTTGTCACAGTTAGCAAGCCATTCACTGATAAACTCTCGCTCTTCAACTATTTGATTGCCGGTATCAACGCTGGCAATTTGTAAAAATATAGCTTCTTTTTGTATAGACGTTATTTTAGTATACATTTCAGAAACCAGTGCAGTTTGTTGTGCTGGATCTGTTATTTCCATAATTTGTTTTAATTGTCTTTGTAGCTGAAAGTTTTTTACTTGAAACTCAGTCCATTGTTTATAAGTCAACGGTTGTATCTTAACTGATAAATCTTTTAAAACAATCTTACTGTCGTATTCACATTTACTGTAGTGTTCAATAACGGTACCCAGTTCAACATCGTAGTCATTAATTGCGCCGCAATTTGTACAAGCATGTGATACCTGCATAGTGTTGCCTTGAGTTGCAATTCTAATAGCGGTGAGGATCATGTCAAGATCCAGCAAGCACAGATCCCACGCATCCTGTATGATTGGACAACAGCTTTCAATGACTTTTACAGTGGCTTCCCCGTTTAATAAAGCATCTGGAGTTTTGATTAAAATTTCGTCCATGCCAGTCATTCCAAAAACAGGAATGTTTGTTGGATCGCCGTTCAACGCTCCGGGTTGATTGTAAATGCCTTTACTAGGTAATCCTATATAGACCTTTGGTTGTCTAAAATATTTCTTCAATGGGTTTGTGGCCATTATTATCTCCAGATAAATATACTGTAAGGTATTTATGTACGCATATTTCTAGGAAAAAATAACATGACTGACGCTGAATTACGGCAAATCACTACCGCTATTACTGAAGGGTTTAAAACTGCGGGCGCAGGCTCGAACAATTATAACGCACCTAGAAATGGCGGCAATGCCAGCCTTTTGGATATAGCCAAAGATGCATTTGACCCCATGAAGGCAATTTTCAGTGGGGCTATGAACACTGCAAAACAAGCATCCAGTAATACCCTGTCGCTAGGCGACGCGGCTCAAACAGTCAAAGGCATCTTTGACAGCTTTGGTGAGCCTGGTAGATTAGTAGGTACAGTATTTGGTACATTGGCCGGTGTTGTGGTAGAATCTATAGACAATTGGAGAAAATTTAGTACAGAAGGATTGAACTTTGCAGGCAATGCTATTGGGTTCCGTGAAGCTGTTATGAAAACTGGCTTGTCATTTGGTGAGTTTGGCGACTCATTGGAAAAACTCAAACCTGCCATGTTTCAATTTGGAGGCGGACTCACAGCTGGCATGGATGCATTTGCCAACTATTCTAAAACACTTAACAGTCCTGAATTACAATCCATGCTTAACATCATGGGTATAATGCCTAAAGAAGCTAATGAAATATTGGCTTTGCAAATACGTATGGGCAGACAGAATCTGAATAGCAAAAGCGAAGAGGATATGAAAGCAGTGGTGAAAAGCGCCGTGAATTTAGCACAAGAAATGGACACCATGGCCAAGCTGACAGGTATCAGTCGCAGAGAATTGCAAAAAAATATTGAAACAATGGAAAACGATGCAAGGGTTCGTGCTAGGCTTGCTGTGTTAAACAATGATCCCGCCATGAGAGCAAGTGTACGGGCTGTGCAAAATGCAGGCGCGGCTTTACCTCCTGAAGTTGCAAAACTTCTAAATGAAAGCATTGCTGGTAAAGGAGTTGTAACCAGCGAAAAAATGTCCGAGCTGGTATTAACTTATGGCCCACGAGCCGCACAACAAATGGTTGAAATTGGTAAACTTACCACTAGCAGTAGAAAAGAAGATCAAGATAGAGCGGCCGCAATGACTAAAGAGTTGTTTGGAATACTTGCACAAGATAGAAATAAAAATGCAGAATTTGTTGCCATGCAAACAAACGGTAGTGCAATGGCGCTAGAAGCATTTGCAGAAAAAACTGGGGATGCATATACCAACTATACCAATCAACTTAACAAATTGATGAGCAAAGAAGGTGGAGGAATGTCTGAGGCTCAAGCCAAAGATGAAATGGCAAAAATAGCACAGGCACAGAGCAGAGGCATGATAACAGAAGACATGAAAGTCATGATAAATGGTGTGGAAGAAACTCTAAAAGCCACTAAGGATAATAAAGGTGAATACAACATGAAAGATCCTAGAAATATAGGAACTCAACTTGTTGCAGATGCCCAAGGCGTGTTGCGCACAGTGGGAGCAGAAACAAACAAAGTTATTACATCACTTAACAACTCTATACCTCAGTTTATTAAGGAAAAAGATGGCACAGTAAAATTACATCCGGATACAGAAAAAATGATTACGCAATCGCAACAGCCGGTTATAGATGCCAACGGTAATATACAAAGTGCTATACCTGGAATGCTTAAAGATGTACATGCATTGTTTACAACAACTAATACAACTTTTAAAGATCTCCCTGCAAATCTTGAAACTGCAATGACTAATGCATTTAAAAAGTTATTTCCTGGCAAAGCAGGTGGCGGCAGTGTTGATTCCGGAATGCCATATATTGTAGGCGAAGGTGGCGCTGAAATGTTCATGCCCAAAGTGGATGGCATGATTCAAAACAACATATCTTCAGCACTGGGCAATCCCAATCTTAGTGCAATATTGAAAAATATTCCAGCCATGGTCAGCAGTGGAAGTCAGCAGGTGGAACAGGCAGTTGCGCAAATGGCTAGTGCTATGCCTGATTCTAATTTAATGATTGAAAAATTAGATCAGATAAGTAGTATTATGGCATCTGTTGATAGAAGTATGAAAGACGCAGTGGGTCATGCTAACGAAACAGCTAAGAATACTAGAGAAATTGGCGGCGTTGTCGCTTAAGGACCACATATAATATGAGTTGGAAGAAATTTTTTACACCAGTACCTGTCGGTTCGCAAAATCGTAGTATAATCAGCAACGACAGAGGCCCAGGAATGGGCCCAGCCAAAACAAACTATTCAAGCTATTTGCCAGATGTATACAGTGGCAGTCCAAATCGTATAGATCGTTATAATCAGTATGAAACAATGGATGCAGATCCTGAAGTTAATGCGGCTTTAGACATTTTAGCAGAATTTTGTACACAAAAAAACAAAGACGGACATAGTGCGGCCTTTAAAATTATGTGGCGCGGCAAGGCTACTAATGCAGAAACAAAGATTCTTGGTGAATATTTAAATCAGTGGGTTAAACTACAACAGTTTGATGTACGTATTTTCCGCATCTTACGTAACACATTCAAGTTTGGTGATAGTTTCTTTATTCGTGATCCTGAAACACAAAAGTGGTTTTATGTTGATCCAAGTAAAGTAGTTAAAATTATTGCCAACGAAAGCGAAGGCAAGAAGCCGGAGCAGTATATTGTACGTGATATTAATCCTAACTTTCAAAATCTAGTAGCAACAGCAATCACACCTAACGTAAAAGATGTAAACCGTGGTGGTACTAACACAAATACAGCTACAGGTGGCATGGCCGCTCGCGGAATGACTGGAGCATATCCTACAACAGGCAGTCGCTGGGACAAACAAGAAAATGAAGTAGCAGTTGATGCAGAACATGTTATTCATTTGTCACTAAGCGAAGGCTTAGATAACAACTATCCCTTTGGTAATAGTTTATTAGAAAACATCTTTAAAGTTTACAAGCAAAAAGAACTGTTAGAAGATGCGATTCTTATCTATCGTATACAACGTGCTCCAGAAAGACGCATCTTTCACATAGATGTGGGTAACATGCCCAGTCACCTGGCCATGGCGTTTGTGGAAAGAGTCAAAGACCAGATCCATCAACGTAGAATTCCTAGCCAAAATGGCGGCGGTCAAAACGTTATCGATTCAGCATACAATCCATTGTCAATTAATGAAGATTATTTCTTTCCTAAATCAGCAGACGGACGTGGATCGGATGTTACAACATTACCTGGTGGTACCAACTTAGGCGAGATCGACGACTTAAAATACTTTACCAACAAGTTATTCCGTGGGTTACGTATACCAAGTAGCTATTTGCCAACTGGTGCAGACGACAGTAACAGCAGTTACAACGATGGTCGTGTTGGTACAGCATACATTCAAGAACTACGCTTTAACAAGTATTGCGAACGCTTACAAGCATTAATATCAACTTCATTTGATGTTGAATTTAAACGTTATTTGCACACACGTGGTGTTAATATTGATGCTACATTGTTTGATTTGATGTTTAATGAGCCATTAAACTTTGCAAGCAGTCGTCAAGCGGCATTAGATACAGAACGTATCAATACATTTAATACTATTCAAGCCATACCATATGTGAGTCATCGTTTTGCACTAAAACGTTTCCTAGGTTTAAACGACGACGAAATTGCAGAAAACGAACGCATGTGGGCTGAAGAACAAGGTGAAGGCAGTCCTACAAATACAGATGCGGCTGGCGAATTACGCAGTGCAGGACTAAGTGCAGGCGGAATTGCAGGCGATGTAGAAGGAGCAAGCGACCTAAGTGCTCCTCCTGGTATGGAAAATCCTCTAGCTCCACCTCCTGGTATGGAACCACCAGCTGGTGTAACTCCTCCTCCAGCATAAATACAAGATGATTCTTAGAGAACTTTTTAATATGTCCGACTCTGGTCGCAATGTCAATGACTTGCGATACGATCCCCAGCGTGACCAAACAGTCATGCGCAAATCCGACACACGCAAAACAAGATTAACTCTATCACAAATTAATGAACTTCGTAAAGGTAGCGAAGCACATATATTAGAACAAGAACACGAATTAGCTTTTATTAACAAAATGTACGCTAAACCGCCGCCTCAACCGGCATGATACGCAGTTTAGTATAAAATGGCCTGATTTTGCACTATATCAGCATGTATTTTGCTGATACGTGTAAATATCTTACAGCCTTGTAATTATATTCACAGGAGACAAACATGACTGACCGTACACAATTCGAGCACATGCTCGAGGCTTTGATCAACGAAGATCAACAAACAGCCAAAGATATATTCCACAACATCGTAGTAGCAAAATCTCGTGAAATCTACGAAGAATTGCTAGCCGAAGATTTCGGTAAAGACAAAGACGAAGATGAAGACAAAAAATTAGATGATTCAGCAGATGACTCTGCAGATGATTCAGCAGAAGGCGATGATTTCAGCGACAAAGACAGCACAGACGACATGGTAAGTGACGTTGATGCAGATAGCGATGATAGCGATTCAGAAGAAGGTGAAGGCGATGTAGAAGATCGCGTACAAGATTTAGAAGATGCTTTAGAAGATCTAAAAGCAGAGTTCGAACAGCTAATGGCCGGCGAACAAGGCGAAGAGCACATGGGCGGTGATGACATGGGCGGTGACGAATTTGGTTCCGAAGAGCCAGCAGGTGACGAATTTGGTGCAGAGCCAGGCGTAGAAGACGAAAGCTATGACGAGCCTATGGACATGGAAAGCGGCAACAATCTAACAGTAACACATAAGTTTGCTGAAGATGACGAGCGTTTGATCCGTGAGTACATTGAAAAAGTTAATGGTGGCTTTGGTGCTAACATTGGCGGCGACAACGGTGTAAACACCAAGTCAATCGTAGCCAGCAAGAACGACATGGGCGGCACAGCTTCTAACATTGCTCAAGGCCATCGTGAAGTCAGTGCTGATATCGGCGCTAAGTCAACAGTTCAAGGCAATGGCGTAATTAAGCCAAACGTAGTTCCTAATCCAGATGCCAAAGGCAATGTGAATGTTCCAGGCGGCAAAGCTGGCAAGACTGCATTTAAAACTTCACAACCAGGTCACGGTGCAGAGAAGCAAGCTCAGAAGGGCGACGGTAAGCACGTAGGTGCTCAAGCTGGATCAGTAACTGGTTCAACTAATACTCGTAGCCCACTTAATGCACGTAAGTAATTAAAAAGAGACTATACTAAAGTATGTCACTATACCTCCGAGAGAATCTCAGTTTCAACGAAGCAAAAATGGTCGTTGAGTCTGATGACAAAGATGGGAAAAGTTTATACATGTCCGGGATTTGCATCCAGGGCGGTATAAAAAACGCTAACCAGCGTGTATATCCTGTTCAAGAGATTGGCAAGGCTGTCAAAACCCTTAACGATCAGATTCAAAACGGCTATTCAGTTCTCGGGGAAGTGGATCATCCAGATGATCTAAAAATAAATTTGGACCGTGTGAGTCACATGATAACAAACATGTGGATGGACGGCCCAAATGGTTATGGTAAACTTAAAATTTTACCAACTCCTATGGGGCAACTAATTCGCACAATGCTGGAAAGCGGCGTGAAATTAGGTGTCTCCAGCAGGGGATCCGGTAACGTCAAGAGTGACGGATCGGGTGAAGTATCGGATTTTGAGATCATCACAGTAGATATGGTGGCTCAACCTAGTGCTCCAGGGGCATACCCTACACCAATTTATGAAGCCTTGATGAATAATCGCGGCGGATTCAATGCCTTGCGCATAGCGCAAGAGGTGAAAGGTGATCCTAAGGCACAGAAATATCTCAAAGAGAGCTTATTGTCAATAATAAGCAAACTCCAATAAAAGGAGAATCACATGTTGGAAGCACTTAAAAGTTTATTTGAAAACAACGTGATTTCTGAAGAGATCCAAGCTGAACTTGAAAAGGCTTTCGAGACTCGTTTATCCGAATCTCGTCAAGTACTGACTCAAGAACTACGCGAAGAATTTTCCAAAAAATACGAACATGACAAACAAGTGATGATTGAAGCTGTGGACACAATGATCAGCGAACAATTAGCACAAGAAATTGTTGAATTTACAGAAGATCGTAATCAACTTGCAGAAATGAAAGTCAAGTACGCTACTAAGATGAAACAAGACGCTGACACAATGAAGGAATTCGTTACACGTCAGTTGGCTAGTGAAGTATTAGAGCTACACGAAGATCAGAAAGTAATGGCAAGTAAATTTGGAATGTTAGAAACTTTCGTAGTGGAAGCATTGGCTCGTGAAATTACAGAATTTTACAAAGACAAGCAGGACCTTGCTGAGACCAAGGTACGTTTAGTCCGTGAAGGACGTGAACAACTTGCAAAAGTTAAGGAACAGTTTGTACAAAGAGCGGCACAGATGGTCGACACATTGGTAACAGAAGGTCTAGCGACTGAACTTACCAGTTTGAAAGAAGACATCGAATCAGCTCGTCGTTCAGACTTTGGTCGTAAGATGTTTGAGGCTTTTGCTTCAGAATATCAAACCAGTTACCTAAATGAAAAATCAGAAACTGCAAAATTGCTCAAAGTCATAGACTTGAAAACAGCTGAATTATCTGAAGCGCAAGCTCATGTAATCATGGCACAAAAAGTAATAGAAAGCAAAAAAGCAGAGTCGCACAGGCTTCAAGAGAGCATTGAGCGTCAAAAAATCATGACAGAATTGCTAGCGCCACTTAACGGTGAACAAAAAGTAATTATGAGTGAATTAATGGAGAGCGTGAGAACAGCAAAGCTAGTCGATAGTTTTGACAAGTACCTACCAGCTGTTATAGCAGGTAAAGCTCCACAAAAACAAAAACAGGCACTAACTGAGGCAAAAGAAATCACAGGAAACAAAGTTTCCAACACCAATCGTAGCAGTGAGAGCGAGAACAATAACATTATTGATATCCGCCGTCTTGCTGGACTAAAAATTTAAGGAGAATTTAAATGTCAGAACTACTAAACGGACGTTGGGCAGAAACTAAGGAAGCACTTTTAGAAGGCCTAAACGGCACTAAAAAATCAGTAATGTCGGTTACACTAGAAAATACTCGCAAGTATTTGATGGAATCCCCAACAGCTGGTGCTACCTCTGCCGGTAACGTTGCCACACTAAATCGCGTAATCCTTCCAGTGATTCGCCGCGTTATGCCTACAGTCATTGCTAATGAACTAGTTGGCGTACAACCAATGACTGGTCCAGTTGGACAGATCCACACATTGCGTGTGCGTTATGCAGATTCTTCAACCGCAACAGCGGCTGGCGAAGAGGCATTAAGCCCATTCAAGATTGCTGAAGCTTATTCAGGCAATGACTCTGCTACAGCTAAAGGTGCTTCAACAGCAACTTTAGAAGGTCAAGCTGGTAAGCGCATGTCAATTCAAATCTTGAAGCAAACTGTTGAAGCAAAGACTCGTAAGTTATCAGCTCGCTGGACTTTCGAAGCCGCGCAAGATGCACAAGCTCAACAAGGTATTGACGTAGAAGCAGAAATTATGGCCGCTTTAGCACAAGAAATTACTGCTGAAATTGACCAAGAAGTATTGGCTAGCTTGCTTTCATTAGCAGGTACAGCTACTCAGACTTATGACCAAGCCGCTGTATCTGGTACAGCTACATTCGTTGGTGACGAGCATGCCGCATTGGCAGTTCAGATCAACCGTGTTGCTAACTTGATCGCTCAGCGTACACGTCGTGGTGCTGGTAACTATGCTGTTGTTAGCCCATTTGCATTGACAATTCTACAATCTGCTACTACAAGCGCATTTGCTCGTACAACAGAAGGTACATTCGAAGCACCAACAAACACCAAGTATGTTGGTACATTGAACAATGCAATGAAAGTGTATGTAAACAGCTATGCTGGTGACTCACAAGATGTATTGATTGGCTACAAAGGTGCTTCAGAATCTGATGCTCCAGCGTTCTATTGCCCATACATTCCATTGATGAGTTCAGGCGTTGTACTAGATCCATCAACATTTGAACCAGTCGTATCATTCATGACACGTTATGGTTATGTTGAGTTGTCTAACACAGCATCCAGCTTAGGTAATGCGGCTGACTATTTGGGTCGTGTTGCTATCACTTCAGGTAACGTTAAATTCAGTTAATCTGAATGTAGCATTATTGTTATAAGACAAAGGACTTCTTCGGAAGTCCTTTTTCGTTTCCAGCTAAATACATAGTACGATCCACATGGTGTGGATTTTATGCAGATATCCAACTGCGTACGGCCTAGAACGCCGTTATTTCTTAAGGAGAAAATAAAATGGGACGTCCTTTACATAAAAAATATTTTGGTAATCGCAACATTGGTTCATCAAGTGTAACAACTGATGACGGTATTGGCGGTTTCCGTATCGGTAGTATTACATTAGGTGCCGCTAACAACTCATCTGGTTATACCGCAGGTGCTACACAGATCAGCATCGGTGCTCCATCAGAGCCAGGTGGTGTAACAGCAGTAGGTAGCTTAGTAGTAGGCCCAGCAGGTGCATTGTTAACTATTGCGGCTGGTACTTCTGGTACTAACGTGACAACATTTGCTGGTTCTGGTACATTTGCTGGTGTTGCAGGTACAACATATACTGTGACACAAAAGGCTACAAACGGTTCTGGTTCAGGTGCTACTTTTACAGTTACAGTAGCTAGCGGAACAAGCTATGCGGCCAACACAACAATCACAGCAACCGTAAAAGGTACTGGTTATACTTCAGGTAACACTGTTACTATTGACGGTACATTATTAGGTGGTGTTACATCAACTAACGATCTTGTAATTACCTTAGGTGGTTCAGTTGCGGCCGCAGGTACAATCACTGGAATTACAATTACTGAACAAGGTTCTGGTTATACATCAGTTCCAACAGTAACATTGTCAACAGGTACACAAGGTACATTGACAGTAACAGCAGTAGCGGCCGCTGATACCGGCAATGTTGGTACAGCAACTAATCAAGAAAATGCAATAGTTATGACTGGTTTCTTAACTGGTGGTTCAGCTGTTACAGTTGATATTATTAAACAAGTTTCAACACGTCGTTATAAAGTTACAGACGGTACACGTACTGGTATCCTAACATTAAAATCTTCAGTTGCAACAGCGGCCGGCGAATGTAGTATTAAAGCTACTGATGCATCGGCTGGTACATATTTTGTTACTAAACTAACAAAAAATAATGCCACGTTGACACGCGGTACAGGTTCAATATATACTGATGGTGCGGCAGTTCCATGGACATTTGGAACAGCAACAGCAACAACTTGTCAAATAGAAAACGCTTAATAACTAACAGGGGAGCGCAAGCTCCCCGTTTAGGATAACTAATGTCAAGAATAGTAAAAATAAGTAACGGAGACTACAAAGTTGTTGTAGGATCTGCGACCACGTCTGCCAATATCACATTGGACACTGTGGGTCAATCAGCAACTCCTGTAAGTTATGGAACTGTAACTATCAAAGGAAACTTGGATGTTATAGGTACAACAACTTATCTTGAATCTGTAGACAGTTATGTAAAAGATGTTATTTTTGAATTAAATTATAATCCGGGCGATGCTAATTCAGGTATCAGTGCGGCCAATAATTATCGTTCGGGTATTCAGATTAATCGCGGCATATTGTCAGCCGCTCAATTTATTTTTGATGAATCTGTAACGCACTATGATCCTAACTTAGGAACTAGTGCGCCGGGTTCATTTGTAGCACGTACCGCAGACGGTGCGTTGACAAGTATTCAACTGGCCGCAGTTGGTACACAAGCAGGTTTTGATATTAACTTTGACTTGAATAATAGTTTAAACGTATTAAACATTGCTCGCGGCACAGCTACAGTAGGAAGTGTTCCTTATTATGCTCGAGTAACATCAGATGATCATATTCCTAACAGAAAATTTGTTACTAATTATGTAGCGGCAGGAATATTCCAACCAGGTGTTGCAGATGTTAATCAACTTTACACTGCTGATACTCTTATCCGTGCGTTTGATTCTAGTGTCAGTGCTACACGTACTGCAACACTAACTAGCGCCAATATCTCTGGAGCTACTCCTGGCGTATTGACATTTACAGCTTCTACTGGCTCCCCAGTCCAGGTTGGTATGCTTTTAAGTGGTGGCAGTGTTACTGCTGGAACTTATATTGTTTCTGGAAGCGGATTAACCTGGACTTTAAATCAAGCGGCCAGCGGAAATCCAACAACGGCCACTTACACTGAGCCATTTAGCCCGGCAGACCCAACACCTATAGCTGAAACTAGTCAATTAATATTCCAAGTTGACGGCACTATACAAGCCCAATTAAATAATAATGGTTTTTATATCAATAACATAAAAATCAAAACAAACACTATTAAAAATTATGACGTGTCAAACGATTTAATATTAGGAGCAAATAACGGAAACGTAGCAGTGGCGGCCACACTAACTCTTAATAATCAATCATTACCGACATATACATCGGGTGGAACTAAAGTATACTCAAATGTTACTCCAGGCCCGGGAAAGTCAGGAATATTTTTTGTAAATAGTACAAACTATGCCGACGAGTTAGTAGCAAAGAATCGAGCATTACTTTTAAGTATGATATTTTAAGGACAGAATATGGCATTAACTTGTACAGCAATTAACGCGGCAAATACAGTATTATATACTAGTAGTGGTAATACTGCCATTACCACTTTAATTGTTTCAAATGTAAACACATATAGTGCGGCAACCCCAACTGTTGGCCAAAGTAATTTAAATTTGTTCATAGTTCCAGGCGGCGGCACTCCCAATTTTGCCAACATGATTGTTAGCGCATTACCATTACCTGCAGGCGAAACATTTACATTTGACAATGAAAAAATTATCATGAGTAACGGCGATACGCTGGTAGCTACTAGTAGCGCACCAACAGGTGTTACGCCGAACGCTGTTAGTCTAACAGTAACTAGCTACAGTGCAAAAAGTGGAACGGGCCCATATCTTGTTACATTTAATATTCCAACAACAGCAAGTTTAGGAACTAGCGGCGGAGTTGGATTTTATTTTGCAATTACTGGCAACGGTAATGCATTGTATAATGGCGTATATGCTTGCACAGCAAGTACAACTACCACAATTCAACTAAGTTACACAGCCGATCCTGGAACATACGGGTCCGGAACAACAATTATGAATATTAGTAGTCTTGTTGCTACTGTAAGCACATTGAGCGTATAATGCGATTTTTAAGAAACATAAATCTTAACCCTAAAGCACCGCACGATCAGCGGCTGGTTATTACCAAAGCTGACGAAGTGCAATTTAATACTCCTGGTAGTTTAAAATTGCCAAGCGGTACTACAGCTCAACGTGCGGCAAGTCCTACGGCCGGCATGATGCGCCTTAATACAAGTACTAACGAAGTTGAAGTATATCAAAGTTCTAGTTGGCGTAGTCTTCGATATAAAGAATCAAACAGTATTTTACTACAGAGTTTAGGAGCCGGCGACGGTATCAGCACATTATACGGCCCATTAAGTCCTGCACCACCAGCGGTAGTACAAAGCGGTAGCACTTGGACTGGCGCCAATTTGATGATTTATGTTGAAAACGTTTTTCAAATTTTTAATACCAACTATTTAATTGCACAAAATCCAACTGTTAATACAACAGTTAATACTTTGGCAAATAGCGGAGCCACTAGTATTATTTTAAACAGTGTTGCAGATATTATTGTTGGTTCAGCAATAGCAACTACAGCACCTACTACAACCGTATCGACAACAGTTAGCGCAACCAGCGTTACTGCTACTTATATTAGTGGCGGCGTTGCTAGTACAACTATGGTAGTTAGTACTAAATCTGGAACATTTGTTGACGGTCAAGCTATTGTTAATACAACAGGATTCCGTTCAGGACAATATATTGTTAGCGGTTCTGCTACTACAAGTTTTGTTTTAAATGCAGTGGCAAATAGTACACCAAGTGGTACAATTACATTTGCATCATGGGGTGGCGGCACCAATTTAATTGTTGCTAGTACCACTAGTATTGTTGCAGGAATGTATGTAAACGGTATTGGATTTAACAGCGGCCAAACTGTTGTTAGTGCTAGTGGAGTTGTTGTTGTTCTTAGCGCACCGCCAGATTCAACACCAACTGGAACTGTAATTTTTACCAGCAGTGCAAACGGAACAGTGTTTGCGGCCAGCACAACAGTTACAGCAGTTAACAGTTTTACCAACACAATTACCATTAATAATGCTACTACCGGCAATCTTGCTGTAGGTAGAGATATTACAATGACATTGCCTACGGGTTACTATGTTCGTTTCACAGGACCGGCGGCCGCAACAAAACCAATCACAGTTATCTCAGGTTTTGATAATTAAGGGGTAACGTATGGCCCTTGATATTTCGCCAGAATATGCACAAAGTTTAGGCCGAATTGGCGGACAATTACTGTCTCCTAATTTGCAATTCAACGGAGATGATGTTCAGTTTGATACTGATTTATTATACTTAGATGTTGTTAATAATCGCATTGGTATCAACAATTACGGTACTAGTCCTGAAGCATTATACCTAGGAACACTAGCCGGCGACCAAACAATAGAAACTGTTAATTTAATAGTTGACGGCGTAACTACTACTAATTCTACTTGGACTATTAGCAGTAATACTATTCAATTAGCCAGTACTTCTTTAAATGTAACTCCTAATCAATCAAGCAATCCAACCATTATAGCCAACGGCGTCGGCAGTGCAAATGTTAACATTACTGACAGATTAATTGCTACCAAAACTATAAACGAAAACATTTATATAACTCCGGATAACATTGGAATTGTTCAAGTTAACGGCAACATGCAAGTTACTGGAGTTGGCAGTTTAACCTATGTTACTGGTAATGTAACAGTTGACGGCAACTATATTGCAGGTAGTGTAATCAATTTAGGTGATGCAACAACTGATACAATTGCGTTTACCGCAGACGAAAATTCAGATTTAATTCCTAAGACTACTAACACTTATAATTTAGGGTCGTCTAGTAAAAAGTGGAATAACATTTATGCTAAAACGCTAAACGGTACTAGTATAAACACAACCGGAGCAGTGTTAGACGGAATCACGATCGCTAATAATAGCATTTACAGTACTAATATTGCTAATGATATCACAGTCATTGCACAAGGCAATGGTAATATTGTATTCAATGGTCTTGTGCCGTTTACTGGTAGTAATCTAAACAATAATACTAACAGAATTTATAATGCTCCGTATTATTTGCTTTCCACCAATGACGGCTATGTAAATTTTGCTGGTACAAACGGAGCTGTTTTTCCTTTAGGCACCACAGCCCAGCGTAATACTACTATCACAGGCACTACTCGTTATAACACGGATCTAGGTTTCTTAGAAATCTATAACGGAACTGCTTGGCAGAATTCCAACGGAAATATTGCGCTTGCGGATGCTCAATACATGAGCGACAATGCCGTAATTTACGACCTTATACTAGGTTAAAAATCCCAAACCGCTAAATACTATTACTGTAAGAACTGACCAAGTTTTTACGATACTCAACAGCGAGGCCCGCTATGCAAGGTGGCTATATCCGTGAAAGTCGGTGGTAAAGGAGAGGCAGATGGCCCTTGGTCGAATTAGTGGTCCGCTCTTAAAGTCGAATCTACTTCGTAATGGTGTAGACTTGGCATTTGAGACGAATCTATTGTACTTAGATGTAACAAATCGCCGCGTTGGTATTAATACCGGTACTCCTTCACACGATTTACAAGTTAACGGAACAGTCCGTAGCTCTACCTTAAACGTAACTAATACCAGCACACTTGGGTTGATTAGTTTCACATCCAACAGTATCACTAGTTCAAGCAATCAAATTAACTTAACTGCTGGCGGATCAAATCCAGTAGTTTATCAAGGTATCTTACAAGTTGGACAGTTACAATTAACAGCCAACACTCTAAGTACAATTGCTACTAATCAAAATATTAGCTTGACTACAACTGGCACTGGTGCAGTAATTGTTAACAATAATTTAACTGTTACTGGTAACTTATATACACAGGGCAATTTAACAGTTGATGGTACCGTTACTATTAAAGGCAACATTACAATTGGTGATCAAACCACCGATACTGTGGCCATTACCGCAGGTATTAGCAGTGATTTAATTCCAGCCACAACTGCCACATACAACTTGGGTAGCAGTGCATCTAACTTATACTGGAACAATGTATATTCTACAACCAGTTATTTTGACACAATCAATGTTGCCAACTTTCAAACCAACAACTTAATTTTCAGCAGTAACACAATCACCGACTCAGTAAACAATGCAGATATACAATTTGCTACAACTGGTGTTGGCGGAATCATTATTGGTAATATCAAAGTCAATGCTAACAATATTACCAATACTGTTTCAAATGCAGTAACAACATTTAATCAAACAACCGGTACTGCCAGTTTTACTGGATCCGTAGCAGTTGCTACAGCAGTGACTTTTACCGGTAGTGTCAGCGGGTCAACGCTAACAGTTACTAGCACTCCAACTGGTGCAGGATTAGTAGTGGGACAAAGTTTAAGCGGCGGATCTATCCCAACCGGAACTTATATTGTTGCCAATTTAACTGGCACAGGTACAGCATCGAGCAGTACTTGGACAATTAATAATTATTTTACACAAACAAGTACAACTGTGACAGCCCAGTTGGCAACGTTAACAGTTACCGCAGTTACAACAAGCCCAATCAATTCTGGAATGGTGTTAACTGGAAGTGGAGTCACTGCAAATACTGTTGTCATCAGCCAAAATACAGCAACAACATCGGCCATAGCAAGCCCAACATTTTCTAGCGGGGGAGCACCGAGTGCATACACTTTTGTTGTAAGTTCAGCAACGGGAATTGTCAAAGGTCAATTTGTATCAGGAACTGGCATACCAAATAATACATTTGTTTCAATTGTATCTAGCACTAGTATTACTTTAACTAAAGCATTTACAGTTCAAGCAACTGGCACATATAATTTTTACACACCTGGTACACAAGGTACATACTATGTAAGTCCAGCACAAACAGCAAGTTCAACAACTATAACTGGAACAGTAACAGGATATGTTTATATTGGCGGAACTAACGGTGTTGTTATTCCGGCCGGCACAACATTACAACGTCCAGGTAGTCCAACCACTGGAATGATTCGTTTTAACACTGATTCCAGTAGTTTAGCTGTTGAAGTTTATACAGGAAGTCAGTGGGCAGGCGTTGCTGGTGTATCAGCAGGTATTACAATTAATCAAGCAACGGATACTGCGGCGCAGTGGGCGTTAGCATTAGGATAAAATATGGCAACCACATTTAAAAACGTTTTAAGTTCAGCATTAGGAACCAGTCCTACAATAGTTTATACATCAGCAGGTAACATTCGTGTGACAGTACTAGGTATTAGCCTAGCAAATTTAACAGCAGGATTCGTAACAGCAAGTGTTTATATTACAGATCCAGCACCATCGGGAACATTTACAGCTAATCAAAGTACAGTAACCAACCCAACAATACTTACAAACGTAAGTACATTTAATAACGTAGCAGTTGGTGCCGCGCTTACTGGTACAAATATTCCAGCCAACACTACAATACAATCATTTGATGCTGTAGCAAAAACAATTACGATGAATAATTCTGCTACACTAACACTAACAGCAAATACAATTACATTTGCGTCAACAGTAGCAGTTTCAAGTTATTATATTAAAGATGTAGTTGTACCTCCTAATCAAAGTTTACGAGTTATTAACGGCGGCGAACGTTTGGTATTAGGATCGTCAAACAGTCTAGTACTAGTAACAAACACAGCGGCCAGTTGCGATGTTATCGTCAGTCTGGTTGAAATCGTTTAAGGATTAATATTATGAGTGGAAATAATTATGTAGGTGACGTATCGTTAAACGATTTGCTTGGACAAGGTCAAAGTCGTTTCTTTTACGGACTTAGAAGAACAGAAGATGGTACTTTATATTTTGCCAAGGTAGATCAATTGACCAGTACAGACACTATTACTGTAAATGTACCCGGCCCAAATGCAAATAACTTTGAAGATTTTGAATACGGAGTAGATTATTTTGACGGCCGCAGTGCGGCAGATCATAGTCGTCCGTATGCAAATTTATATTATGATCAGTATCGTTGGGATACAAAAAATATGTATTATTATATCAATACAAACGGTGAATTGGTTGCACGTATTAATCAAGTATACGTTTATAGTTAAGGAATAAAAAATGGCAGAGTTTAAGATAAACAGATTGCGTTATACATGGTTAGGTGCATGGGTAACCGCCACGGTTTACGGAAAAGATTCCGTGGTACAATACAACGGTAAAACTTATGCATGTTTGACTGCGCATACAGCCAGTGCTAACTTCTATACCGATTTAAATTTTGTAGATGGGTTAGGTGCATCCACGCCCTACTGGCAATTAATTGTCGATGGTAAAACATGGAAAAATACATGGGCAACCAATAGATTTTACAGTGCAGGCAATATTGTTGCATTCGGAGGCACACTGTATACTTGTGTAACTCCGCACACCAGCACCGCATTTGCGGCAAATTCTGCAAATTGGATTCAGTATTCACAATTCACAAGATGGGATGCGGCTAATTCTAAAACCGACTGGGCTATTAATACTGTATATGGTATAAACGACGTAGTAAAATACGGCGGCATAGTATATGTATGTAATACAAATCACACTAGCTCTAGCGCAACAACTACAGGTTCCGATCCCGAAATTGCTTCAGGACTTGAAGCAGACCAGGCCAAATGGACTATTCTTAACAGCGGAATAGATTACAAGCCAGCAGGATGGCAAAACGGTACACGTTATAAGTTAAATGACGTAGTAAAATATGGTGCTAATTTATGGAAATCCAATGCAGGTCATACATCTACAACAACATTTAATCCAGCTAGATGGACCATGTGGTTGCCTGGAGAATCATATAATCCTACCACTTGGTCGGCAAGCGGAGTATATCAAATAGGCGATATAGTAAACTATGGCGGCTATCAATATATCAATAACACCACTAATAATACCAATAATACACCTTCTACAGATGCAACTAATTGGACATTGTTTACTAAAAATTATAATTTTAGAAACGATTGGTTAACTGGAACTGCTTACAAAATTGGCGACACTGTTAGACGAAATGGTAGACTATACAATGCAACGTCTGACGTTAATGCAGGGGTTGATCCAAGTGCCGGACTAGTATACAAAACTTACACATTGTCTGGTAGCAGTGGAACTACATTAAAGGTAAATTCAACAACTAGCCTTGGTGTTGGAATGATCGTCATTGGAACAGGATTTTCACTAGGGCAATCTGTAATTTCTATTAGTGATTCAACTACAGTAATAATTGATAAAGGTCCAGACAGTACTCCTGCCAACGGCCAAACACTGTCATTTGTTGGAGTAAATACTGGCTGGGCATTAGTAGATACTGGAAATGCATATATTGGTCGTTGGACAACGTTTCCATCAAATTATACTATCGGCGATTTAGTAGTTTGGCAAAATGCCACTTACATGTGTATTCAAACTCATGCAAATACAAGTATGCTAGATTTCCAACGCCCTGACTTAGATACAACCAGGTCTTATTGGTCGTTGTTTATCAATCATGATAAAAATAATAGTCTAACAAGTCTAGGAGACATTGAAGCATTTAGTAGCGGACAGCCAACTGCTATTCCCGTTGGAACAGAATCCTATTCTTTAAGAGCTACAACAAATGCGTCTACTAAATTGACTACACCAACATGGTCACATTTGAACGGCATTACAAAATTATTTTATGTAGCACCAACCGGTACAGACAGTTTAACAGGCGGTTGGGGGCTAACATGGGACAAACCTTTTAAATCTATTGCATTTGCGGCTAACTATGTTAACGGTGGCACACTGAATCCAAATGCTAAATTAAATTTGACCAACGCCAAATCTTGGATGATTACTGAAATGTACTATTGGATGCTGTATCAAAAGCAACAGTCGATATCTCCGTTCACTCCAAGTTCTGTATTTGACGCAACTAAAACTTTTAGAGATTCTCAATTTGTAATAGACTCATTAATATACGATTTAGCTCGCGGCGGCAACAGTCGAACAGTAAACACAGCGTTGGCATATTTCTCACAAGAATATGCAAATACTATTATTAATGCATCTACTGAAGCACAGTTGCCTTATTTTATTGCAGGACTCACCCAGTTGTTGGTATTAGTTGCCAACGGACTTTCTGGATCTGCTCCAGCACAAAGTTATCAAACACTAATTGGAACAACTTCGTTCACCGGCAGTATCAGTGGAACTACTTTGACAGTTACCAGCGCACCTACAAAGGCAGGAATTTTAATAGGTCAAGTGATCTCCGGCGGCTCCATTCCAGCAGGAACTTACATTGTTGCTAACTTATCTGGCACTGGCACAGGATCCAGTAGTACATGGACCGTTAGCAATACAGTTACACAAGCCAGCATCACAATGACCAGCGTGCCTGTTACACAGCCAACAGCAGTTGGATCTGAGTTTAATGCATTGGCCGATGTTACAACGTTGTTTAATTTAATCATCACAGCACTGAGCACAAAATCAACGGCCGCACTTCCAAGTCCTAATGCTGGATTAACGTCTACCATTCTTGTTAAAACAGGAACATACAGTGAAACACTTCCTATCATTATTGGTGAAAACGTTGCTATTTGCGGAGATGAACTGCGCGGCTCTGTAGTTCAACCAGCAACACGAATTATTATAACCATTACTGCGGCATCGGATACCAACAATACATTGATAACAGCATCCACAGCCATGTTGGCTGATAAAATGCCAATACAATTAGTAACAACATTTGGCGGATTAACTGCTGGTGTAACTTATTATGTTATTGGAAGTAGCATTACATCAACACAGTTTAGTGTCAGTGCAACGTCAGGCGGCTCAGCATTATCATTGACTCTAGTTACCAGCGGTGCTGTCACTATGTACGCTGGAGATTGTTTAAAAGACATGTTCCGTATGCGTAACGGAAGTGGCTTAAGAAATTTCACACTTAACGGTTTGTTAGGAATACTTGGCCCAGTGAATGCATATTTGACACAACGTCCAACAGGCGGGGCATTCACAAGTTTAGATCCAGGAACTGGTCCTACTGATACTAGTGCGTGGATCTACAAACGCAGTCCTTATGTGCAAAACGTAACTAATTTTGGTGAAGGATGTACCGGATTAAAAATTGATGGTACATTGCATAACGGCGGAAACAAATCTATCGTATGTAACGACTATACACAGATCCTTAGTAACGGTATTGGTATCTGGGTTACAGGCCCAAGTTCAGTATGTGAAGCAGTTTCAGTATTCTCGTATTATAATTATGCAGGATATTTTGCAGAAGCAGGCGGACGTCTTCGCGCTACTAACGGAAATAGTTCATATGGCGTATATGGAGTTATTGCTGAAGGATATGACACAACTGAAACTCCTATTTCGGGAATCGTATTCAACCAATCTAGTCAAGTACAAGCAACTGTACAAAGTAGCTTTGGATCCTCAGCCCAATTAGTACGAACATCATATTCAAATGCAGGCGCGGCATACAACACAACAACAACAAATTTATTAAATTATAGTAATAATTTCCTTGGTGCGCCGTGGTCACAAACTAATATTTTATTATCAAAAAATACAGTAGCCCCAACAGGATACGTAGAAGCATGGGCGCTCACATCATCAGGTACTTCCACTTCGATCAATCAATCAGTTACTGTTCCGCCAGCAGGAACAATATATTCTGCACTTTCAGGTATTGGCGGCTCGGGTTCCAACGCAACATTCGATGTAAGAGTCACTGGTACTGCTTATGTAGTTACAACTAACTTTGGCGGCGCTGGATACATCGTTGGCGACCAAATTATCATTTCCGGTAGTTTGCTTGGCGGTGTAAACATTACAAACGATTGTACACTAACTGTATTTTCATTATCAGGTAACGCAATTTTAACAGTTACACCTGCTGGAACAGTTCCTACGGGTAGTGCAAAACGTTATACAACAAGTGTATATGTTAAACAAGGTACAGCATCAACAGTTGCATTAGGTGCCGTATGGGCCGGTAATACGCTAGTAAATAACGGAATATCTTTTAACTTTGCATCGGGCGTTATTACTCCTTACAATGACGGTATAATGCCATCTCCTACACAATACGGCGCTTTAGCATTGCCAAACGGATGGTATAGATTATGGTTTGCATCTTACGATTCAACGGGATTAAACTATTCTCTTTCAGCAAGTATTTTTCCAGTAGGTCTTAGTCCTGTTGTTGGTCAGTATAATTATTTCTACGGCTCGCAGTTGGAAAATTCTTCAACTAGCGGATCTCCTTCCTTCTATTTAGAAGTTGCAGGAACAACACGGTACACTGCATACGCAAATTATAATATTGTTGGTGCTGGAACCGGCGCCATCGCTGTCGGCGATGAAATTAGATCCAGTGCTGTCTTTGAAACCAGAGTTACTACTGACTCAATAGGAGTAACCGGTGGAGCAGGATATCTTACAGCAAGTAATAATGCACAAGGTGGTAACGCTCAATATGCTCAGCTAGCACAATCAGATACAAATACAGCTCAAAATTATATTGGTATGCGATTGTTTATCAATAGCGGCACAGCTTCTGGTCAATATGGATATATTGCATCTTATGATGCAAGTACTAAAATTGCATATATCCTAAAAGAATCGTTCGATCCTTTACAAGTTATATCATCAAGCGCGGCTGACAACACTATGGTATTAGGAGTATCCTATGACACTACTACATTGTATACAGGTCAACCAGTTCAATTTATCCCTACATACTATACTACCACAGTTGCTACTATTGGTATTAGTAGTGTATCAGTTACAGCGGCTATCGGTGGAACTACAAATACGCTAACAGTTACCAGTACAGCTCAATTGCAAGACAATATGGCTATAACATTTAGCGGTAGTCTTGTGTTTGGTAATATACTAGCTGGATTTACATACTATATTAGCAAAGTTGTTAATAGTACAACTATTAGAATTACTAATTCATTATACGGAGCAGATTGGCAACTAACAACTGCCTCAGGCAATATGACGATGAACTTTCCATCGTATACAAATTATTTACAAGCCGTTACCAGCAATATGGTTGTTAATTATCCTATTCAGTTTACTGGAACTAGTGTGGGCGGACTTGTAGTAGGAACAACATATTACATCAATGATATAGTTGACGGTAGTAATTTTACAATTTCAGGATCGTTAGTAACGATTTCTCCAACTGCTTCTAATTCTGTAACTACTAATACATATACTGTGGCAAGTACTTCTACGTTATCGCCGTTAACACCTATACTGTTTTCCGGCGGCGCAGGTGCAGTTTTTGGCGGTGTTGCTGAAGGTACAAAGTACTATATTAGTAAAATTAATAGTCCTACAGAATTCAGCATTGCGTCAAGTCTTTTAACTGTAACAGTTAGTGCAACATCTGGTACAGGAAATAACTTGATTACATGTTCATCTACTACCGGATTTGTCTCTAATAATCCTATACAGTTTGTTGGACTAACATTTGGCGGATTAAATTCCGAGCAAACATATTATATTTCGGCTATTAGCGTTGACGGAATTACGTTCACAGTCAGTAACTTACCAGGACAAGGCGCTGTAAACTTGACAGCTGGGTCTGGAATTTGCTATGGTAAGACTTGTCCTAGTCCGTTCTTGTTAAGCACTGTTGGATCTGGAACAATGACCGGAACAAGCACTGCTAGCAAAACAAGATTAACTTACGGCTACTCAACTATTAACGGAACGTTCTCAACACAACTATTCAGTAATGTAGTGTTAGGTACAACTTACTACATTAACACAATTGATAGTTTAACTAGAAAGATAACAGTGGCTTCATCGTTAGCAAACGTTGGTGTTACAGCATTTACCTTACTAACAAAAACAGGATCTATGAATTTGGCCGCGGTAGGTTGGGATCATGTAAATCCTGGAACACCAATTAGTCCTACTATAAATTCTTCAAGCGTATATTTTATCGAACCTAGAACAACTTATCAAGAACCAGCATTCCTTCAAACAACAATGGCCGCTCCTATATCATTAGGATCTGGAACTTGGAGTTCTATAGCATATGGTGACGGCTATTGGATTGCACTTCCTAGCAGTAATGCCACAGCGGCTGGATCTAGCGATGGGTCATCGTGGGTTAGTTTAGCATTGCCATCGTCAGCTAGTTGGACAGGTATTGCTTATGGTAATGGGTATTGGATTGGTATAGCAACTGGTAGTAGCAATATTATTCGATCTGTATCAAACGGACAAGGATGGAGAACCACGTCATTAGGATCTAGTTCAACTTGGATCAGTATTGCTTATGGTAACGGTTTATTTGTTGCAATTCCATCAGATAATACTGCCACAGTATACTCAACAAACTTTGGAGCAACGTGGTCAGCAGGAGCACTTCCTGGCAAAACATCATTTATAGCATCGGGTACTGCTCAACTCAGCACAGCACAGAAACAATTTGGTGCAACATCATTATACTTAGATGGTACTGCTAACGCTTATATCTCAACACCGTCAAACGCGGACTATGGTTACGGCACAGGAGATTTTACAGTTGAATGTTGGGTCTATGTATCAGCTATCGGCGTAGCTCAAGCAATATTTGACCACCGTACTTCAGCAACAGAAGTATCGTTGCTAGCAGAAATTAGTGCAGTTGGCAATTTTAGATTATATGTGAACGGGTCATATGTAATTACAGGTAACAGTACAATAACTGCTAATACATGGACACACCTTGCAGTATCAAAAGCCGGCGGTACAACTAGATTGTTTGTAGGAGGCACTGTCCAGGGAACAACTTATACTGATAGTAACAACTATGCGGCCAAACCAGTTGTTATAGGTGCATACTATAACGGCACAGCAAGATTTACTGGTTATATTGATGAATTTAGAGTTACAAAAGGCCTGTCGAGATATAGTGGAACATTCACACCAGCAGGCCCATTTACAAACGATACCAATACTGTAGCACTATTACATTTTGACGGTGCAAATGCAAGCACAGTGATGTCAAATGCAATACCTGCCAGCACATATTCAAGTATGGCATACGGTTCTGGTAGATTTGTAGCTATTGCATCGGGAACAACAGCCGCATTTAGTACAGACGGTATAAGTTGGACTGCAAGCGTCTTGCCTGCATCCACCACATGGACCAGCATCACATACGGTAATGGATTATTTGTGGCAGTTTCTAGTACTACAGCAATAACAGCTTATAGTGTAGACGGTGCTACATGGTACGGATCAAATTTAACTATTTCGGCTAACTATGTCAAGTACGGACAGGGAATATTCTTAGCACTAGCCAGCGGAAGTAACGTTGCATACACGAGTCCCGACGGCGCCAGTTGGAAAGTCAAATCTGTCAGCTCGAGTAATTATAGTACATTGGGTTTTGGATTCACTGCATCAAATGCTGGATTGTTTATAGCATTCCACGGCGCAACTGCTGGTAGTACAATTATTGCTGGTACAAAAACCAAAGGTAGGGCTAATGTGGTATCGGGTGTTATTACATCGGTCAGTGAATTTGAACCAGGCTCTGGTTATAATCTAGGAGTAGCAAGTGTGACATTTACCGACCCTAATGTAACTACATTAGCTCAAGTAACAAGTCGCGTGGCCAACGGTGTACTATCAAGTCCAACATTTGTTAACAGAGGCTCGGGTTATAATACTAACTCAACAGCTATTACAATTTCTGGTAACGGTTATGCTGATGCATATCAAACAGGGCTGAGCATTATTTTAAATAATCTAAGTCGTTTACCGTTACCAGGCGATAACTTACAAATTACTGGAGTTAGTCAAAATTATAAAGTTACAAGTGCAACTTCAATATTTGGAACTGTTGCACCAAATATTGAAGCTAACGTTCAAATTGCTCCGGCGATGACAACTGCTAACAGTCCTGCGAATGGTGTAACAGTTAGTATTAGACAAAAATATAGTCAAGCACGTTTAACAGGCCACGACTTCTTAAACATCGGTTACGGAACACAAGCTCAATCAAATTATCCTGGAGTCCCAACAGATACTGCATTGCAACAACAAAATCAAACAATTGAAACAAACTTTGGTCGCGTGTTCTTTACAAGTACTGACCAAGATGGAAACTTTAAAGTTGGTAACTTGTTTGGAGTACAACAGGCAACTGGTATTGTTACACTAAGCGCAAGTCAGTTTGGACTAACTGGTTTGAACACATTGAGTTTAGGAGGTATTGCTGTTGGTGGTTCTAGCGTAATTGTTAATCAGTTTAGTACTGACAGCACATTTGTTGCCAATAGCGATAACATAATTCCAACACAAAAAGCAATCAGGTCGTACTTAACTAGTCGTTTAAGTCAAGGCGGCGCAAACACGTTTACTGGACAGCTAACCGCAGGTACTGTTTTAGTCGGCGGCCCTGATAAAATTGGATCTACAATTCCTAACGGTGTTGCTGGATCAGTAGTTGTAATGAAAAATCTTGTATATTTCAAGGCAATTTCAGGCTACAATGTAGTTGACGGTAATATGGCGGCACTAGACTTCTTCATGAGAAGAAGATAATTTGTTAAAGAACAAAGAATTACAGTAAGATAAATACTATCAGAGGAACAATAAAATGGCAGAATTTAAACTAGGTAGAATTAAATTTGTATACCAAGGTGCTTGGGCAACTACAACAGCATACGCAGTTGATGACGTTGTTACGGTAGGCGGCAAAACTTATATTTGTGTGGTTAGTCACACATCGTCCGCATTATTTGGAACAGACTTAAACTTCAACCCAACAAAATGGAACGTAGTGGCCGATGGAGCCAAATGGTTAGGCGCTTGGGCAAACAATACCTATTATAATCTCGGTGATCAAGTGCAATACGGTGGTATTGTGTATCAAGCCAATACTGCACATACCAGTATTGCTACCAATGCTCCGATTACTGTGACCGGTGCTAGCGGCACAAGTTCCACAGTAACAATAACATTTACAGCACAAGCAGTTGCACCATTTTTAATTGGATCTACCGTTACTGTAGCAGGTATTGCTACATCTGCCAGCGGTTATAATCAAGTAGGTGCAACTGTAACAGCATGTACAACAACAAGCGTTAGCTATTCAAACGCTACTACTGCAACATATACAAGCGGCGGTACAATTGTTGGAACTTTACAAACAGCATTAGAAGCAGATCAATCTAAGTGGGATGCATTTGCATCTAATTTCTACTGGGCTGGCGCATGGGTTATTAATACACGATACAAAGTAAGAGATTTGGTAACATACGGCGGCATTACTTATGTTTGTAATACAGCCCATGTTAGTGCAAATACTTCTGCATTGGGTTTAGAAAACGATATTTCTAAATGGGATTCATTTAATTCAGGCATTACATATCTAAGCGCATGGAGTGGCAGTAGTTATCGCTATAAATTAAATGACGTTGTAAAATACGGTGCAGATCTTTGGATTTGTACAACACAACATACTAGTTCAGCTACTTTTGATAATACCAAATGGAGTATTTTTGTCAATGGTTTCCAGTTTGAAAGCAGTTGGGTAGGTGGCACAACTTATCAAGTTGGCGATATTGTTACATATGGCGGATATGCTTATATTTGTAAACAAAACCACGCTACAACACAAACTCCGACAGCAGTAAGTTCTGCATACTGGGATGTTTATACTACTGGTTTTAGTTTCCAGGGTGATTGGTCCAGCGCAGGAAATTATTATGTAGGTAGTGTTGTGCGCTTAGGTGGTTATACCTATGTTGCTACAGCAGATAATAATACAAAAACACCAACAATCAATAGTACGGTTGTTACAACAAATTATATCAACGTAGACTCTGTAACAGGATTAGTTGATAGTTTACCAATTTCTGTTGCTACAACAGTTGGCGGTTTATCAAATACTAGCACATACTATGTGATTGGGGCAACTGTTGCTTCAACAACAGCTACTTTAAATAATGCAAGTATTAGCAACGGTGCAAGTGGTGCAGGTACAACATTAGCTATTGGATCAGTGGGTGCTGGAACAGTAGTAGTTGGTATGTATATTACCGGTTCAGGAGTTACTGCTGGAACATATATTGTTTCAGGAAGTGGATTATCATGGGTTGTTAGTGCAAGTCAATATGTTGCTGGCCCGATAACACTCACAGGAACTTTAAACCAATTTAAAGTTAGTGCAACACCAGGATCAGCAACCGCAGTAACATTATCAGCAACATCTGGACAATCCGTTGTAGCAACTACTAACCCAACACCTCCATTTGCAACATACTGGTCAAGATTAAATCCTGGTATTCGTTATAATTCTACTTCGGGAACATACACCGCGGTATCTGCTTCAAACGTAGTAAGTTCTGGTTCAAGTGCAACATTTAATATTACACGTAATAATTCTGTTTATGCGGTAACAGTTAACGGCGGTGGAACTGGCTATGCGGCCACAGATACATTAAAGATTGTAGGTACAAGTGTTGGTGGTATTAGTCCAGCAAACGACATCAACATTACAGTCAACACAGTTAGTGGCGGAGTTATCCAAGCGGCAGGCATTACTACAACAGGTAATGCTGTTACTTGGACTACCGGTACAGCATACGTCTTAGGTGACGCAGTATATTTTGGTGCAAATAGTTATATTTGCGTAAATGCTCATATTGGAGCTACTGGTAATCGTCCAGACAACGATTCAACAGGTGCATATTGGAACTTATTATCAGCAGGAACCAACAGTGCTGTTTTAACTACGCAAGGCGATACATATTATTATGGCTCAACTGGTGCGCAACGTTTACCAATTGGAACAGACGGACAGATTTTACGTGTTACCAACGGATTACCTGCATGGAGTTACTATGGTATATTAAACAATATCGTGTATGTTGCTACAAGCGGTACTGATTCTGTAGGTGCTGGCCAAGGTCTAACTCTTGATAAGCCATGGAAGACAGTGCGTTATGCGGCCAAACAAATTGAAGACGGCTATTTAAACGTCAATGCAAGGGACTTGCTAGCTAAAAATAAACAATTTATTCTTAAAGAAGTTTCTAATTATGTAAGTTATACATATCAAGTTAGTGTTACCGGAACTGCCAGTAATGCATTCTTAACCACAAGCACATCTGGTTTAATAGTTGGCATGCCAATTACATTTACTGCCCAGACAGGCAGTTTAACCATTGCCGGCGCATCATTCGTATCTAGTACTGTATACTATGTTCAAGCTATCACCACAAACACAAGTTTCACAGTGGCTACTAGCTATGGCGGTAATGCAGTTATCGCGGCTGGCACGGGTACTGCCACAGCAAAATATTATACAAGCCTAGGATCTGAAATTGAAAGAGATGCAGGCTATGTATTAGAAGGCGTAATATTTGATTTGAGCCACGGCGGGACATCTAAATCGGTAACAAATGCAAGAGCATATTTAAATGCCAGTGGGTCTGCTTATATCAATACCGCAACTCAATCACAAGCCGGGGTTTTTGTTGGCGCAGATAGCTACATGTCAACTTTATTTGGTAACATATTGGCTAACACAGCTCCAACAAATAACTACCAATCACTTAATAGTGTGGCTTCTCCTGCTACTCAGATTTTTGATACAACAATACCTGCAGAATCGGGTTCGACTGCCACAGCACAAAGTTTAATTGCTATAGTTACTAGTGCAATAACTGCCGGGGTATCTACAAATATTCCCGTTGCAACACAACCACAATCTACCATTAGTGTTAAAACAGGAACTTATAACGAAGTCTTACCAATTGTAATTCCTTCATACACAGCCGTAGTCGGAGACGAACTACGCAGTACAGTGATCCAACCACAAACAGCAATTGCTAACTTAGCCAACGATAAACCAAAATCAGTTGCGGCACTTGGCCGAATTAAAGCATTAGTAAGTAGTTTAGTTGCTAATACTGCACTTACTGGTAGTGCTGGAAATACTCAAGTACTTGCCACAACTGGCGCAAGTAGCTCAAGCGGCACGAGTACTATTACATTTGCACTACAAACAACAATTCCGTTTGTAGTGGGACAAAAAATTACAGTTAGTAGTGTAACTCCAAGCGGATTTAATGGATCTAAAACTGTAACTGCTTGCACATTAACTAGCGTTTCATTTGCAGGATCTACAGCAGGCCCGCAAACAGTTGCAGGTATTGTATCAAGCCAAGATACTAGTATTACCGCAGGCGATACAGGTAGTTCAGCCGCAGTGGCAAGTATTGTAGCTAATACTGATGCTATGCGCGATACTTTACAAAACGGTGTAGCTCAGATTGTAGCATACAGTTTTACAACACCGACAGGATACAATACTGCCAGTTTCTTAGCAGGCTACGGTGACGGAAAAACACAAATTATTCAAAATTATCAGTTTATTAAAGATGAAGTATCGGCTTTCTTAAACACAAACTATAATGCAGTTTGGACAGCATTAGGTGGTACCGGACAAGCACTATGTCAGCGCGACGTTGGCTACATGCTTGATGCATTACAGCATGACATGACTTATGGTGGTAATACACAGAGTCAAATTGCTGGCAGTACTTACTATTCTAATTATGCATTGACTATTGCGGCAACAGAAAAGATAGCAACAGTGGCGGCTTACAAGCGTTTACAGCAAGTTGTACAACAAATTGTTCTTAAAACATCGGTAGCAGTTAGCGCAGGAAATGCCACATCACAAGTTGTAAGCGGTACTGCTGGTTCAGCAAGTGCGGCAACATTTGCGGCACAGCGTATTGGAGATGTAGTGTATTGGATTAATAATACTACAGCTAATACAACCACATTTAGTACAACTGGCTCTATTGCAACAACAAACGGCGGAACATTAACTGTAACCGCAGTTGGTTCAGGAACTGTTGTACCAGGTGCATTAGTAACCGGTACAGGAGTTAGCTCAAGTACATATATTACCGCACAAAATGGCGGAACTACTACTGTTGCATCAGGAACATATTCAAGCGGTGGCGCACCAACAAGTCAAACTTTTGTATTAGGATCTGCTACAAGCGTTGCGGCCGGGCAGTTAGTAGTTGGTACAGGAGTTCCAGCTGGTTCTTATGTTATTTCATCATACACAAGTGGTACGACGATTACTCTAGTTGACTACTGGGGAGCACCTGCGTATTTGACACAACAAGCCGCTGGCACTTACAATTTCTACGTACCCGGCGCTACTGGAACTTATCTAGTAAACGTAAGTCAAACAGTAAGTTCAACTACAATCAACGGAGCAAATCAAATTACTCCTGTGACAAGCGGAGCTGTTGCATTGGCTACATCGGCACTACAGACTTCTTATAATGCTGTTGTAGCAAGAAAATCTGAAATACAAGCTGATACAGTAAGCTGGGTTAACAAATTTTATCAATCATTATATTTTAATAGTGCAACATGTAGTCGCGATGCTGGACTTATTGTCGATGCATTAGCATATGACATGGTATTAGGTTCAAACTTTAACAGTATTATCGCGGCACGTTCATATTTTAGAGCAACTACAAGTGCTCAAGTGGTTTACAATAACCAACTAGCCGCAGAAATTGGATCAATCGGGTTTATTGCGGCCAAAGTTAAAATGATTGCAGGTGCTGGTAGTATTGTACAAATTTCTACATTGATTGACGATGCAACAGCATTTATCAATGGTGGATCAGTTCCACATTTGTTTACATGGCCAGATTATACTGGCATGAGTGCAAACCGTGCGGCCGCGGCAAAAGTTATTTGGAGAAACAAGGCGTTTATCCAAGCTGAAATTGCAAGTTATCTAGGTACAAACTACGCAAGTGTTTGGAACTCAATTGTACAAGCAACTTGTACACGCGACATCGGTTACATTATTGATGCTATTCGTTACGATATGACGTACGGCGGCAACTCAATGTCTAAACGTGCAGGTATTGCATACTATTCACGTTTAACAAACCAATTTGAAATTGCGGCAACAGAAAAAACAGCAACACTAGCGGCTTATACATTGTTAGGAACTTTAGTTTCAGCAATAGCACAAAACGGTGCATACTCCGCATTACAAGGTACTGTGACTCGTGTGAGTGCAAGTGCTTACGGTACTGGTACTGAAGGTACTGCGGCGTCTGCTTTAGTTACTGTTGTTTATAACTATGTAAACAGCGGATTAACTACTGGCGCTCCACAAATTACAATCACAACGGTTGCAGGTACAACTACATTTACTAGCGGTACACACGGGTTAGCAATAGGCGACGAAGTTATTCCACAGTCAACTGCTAACGGTTTAGTCGCAGGAACAATCTATTATGTTGCGTCAGTTCCATTAACAACAACATTTACTTTGGCCGCAACATGGGGCGGAGCGGCTATAACAACATTTACCAACGGTACAGGTTTAAGTATTGTTGCAGAAACAACTAATAACGCAACTACCACATGGGTAGCTAGCGGACTTACTACAATCAATACTGCATTGTCTTTGGCAAAATCTACATTACAAACCAATGTGATTAGTTACATTACTACTAACTTCCCATCATTGTCTTATAACTCAACAACATGTTCACGTGACGTTGGATATCTAATAGATGCTATTGGTTATGATTTCATGGTTGGAAGTAACTACAGAACAGTCAGAGGTGCAATGAGTTATTACCAAGCACAATCTGCATTGGTAATTGCTTCCCAGAAATCAGCAACAATTGCTTCGTTCCAATATCTACAAACACAATTGCAAATCACGTTGGCAAGTAATGCTACAGCATTGGCAAGCATGAATGCCAACATGACAACATTCTTAGCAATCTTAAATAACGGCATTGGAGAGACTCCTGAAGTTCACGGATCTTTAACATATAATAATGCTCAAGCTCTTCAACAAGGCGCTGAAATACTACGTGCTAATAAGAAATTCCTAGCATACGAAGCAAGTGCTTTTATTAATGCAAGTTATGGGGGTGCTGTTACTGGTACATCTAGTACTGGCAACACTATTACATTTACATCCAATCACAATCTTGCAGTCGGTGACCCGATACAATTTACTTCAGCAACTGTAAAAACTACTTCGGCTACAACAGTAACAACTGGTGGGGTACTAACCGTAACTTCTGGCGGAACTAGCGGTATGGTAACTGGAATGCCAGTTTCGCTAACTGGTACAGCATTTGGCGGTTTATCAAACGTTTCTGTATATTACATTATCAACGTTAACGCTGGCTCAAATCAGATTACATTAAGCAGTTCATATGGAGGCAGTGCAATATCTATTGCAGGCGGTACAGGAACTATGACAGTGACAGCAGGCGGAATGATTGGTGGACTTGCGCTTAATACTGCATACTATGTATTAACAGTTCCTAGTACAACAACAATTACAGTTTCAGCCACACAAACTGGATCAAGCGCAATAACATTAACTAATGGAAACGGTACCTTAACAATCAACTACTATTATATTCTTTCAAGTTGTTTGCGCGATACAACTGCATTTATTGATGCAATGATATATGATTTACAATATACTGGTAACTATAAAACTTTAAGAGCGGCAGAACTATACTTAAATGCTGTACGTGGTTCAACTACTTCAGACATGTTCCGTGTACGTAACGGAACGGGCTTACGTAATTGCACATTGAATGGATTGACTGGAATTTTAACAGTTCCAAACAGCTACGGTACACGTCGCCCGACAGCCGGTGCGTTCGTTGCACTAGATCCTGGATTTGGTCCTAACGATAGTAACGTATGGGTATCAAGTCGTTCACACTATTCACAAAACGTTACCATGTTTGGTTCTGCATGTACAGGTGCTAAGATTGATGCGGCACTACATAGTGGCGGCAACAAGTCGATGGTTAAAAATGACTTTACAACAATTCTAAGCGATGGTATTGGTGTATGGTGTACTGGTTCCGGTTCACTAACAGAATTAGTTTCAGTGTTTAACTACTATGGATATGCAGGGTACTTAGCAGAACTAGGCGGACGTATTCGTGCTACTAACGGCAACAGCTCATATGGTACATATGGTGTTATAGCTGAAGGTGTCGATACATATGAAACACCAATCTATGCAAACTTAAACAATCGTTCAGCACAAGCACTAGTCGGTTCTGTAATTACAGATGCTGTTAACCAAATATACAGATTTGAATATAGTAATGCTGGAAGTAACTATACAAATACAACACATAATGTCAGCTCATCTGGCTACGGAATTACAGTTGTTGCAGATGAATTCCGTGATGCGGCAGTATTTGAAACACGCATTATTGACTTAAATGATACTAACGGATTTGGAGGCAAAGGATATATTACCGCGGCTAATACAGCACAGTTAAGTACTATTGGTAATATTGTTATAGCGGCTACAGATACGGCACTATCAACAGCCTACGCCGGAATGCGTATACAAGTTACAGGCGGATCTGGTGTTGGTCAGTATGCTAACATATTAGCGTATGATAATGGTACTAAGGCCGCAAGAGTAATCAAGGATAGTTTTGTTACACTAACTATTACTGCTACTACAAATGGTACACCAAGTACGGTTACCGTGGCTAGTACAGTAACATTATTTGCCACAATGCCATTCTACACAGCAAGCACTATTGGCGGACTAACTGTTGGCACATTGTACTATGTACAAGCTATTTCATCAGCGACTACATTTACAGTATCATTGACTAGCGGCGGCGCGGCCTTAACAACAGCAATCACAACAACTACAAACACCGCGGCTTCACTAACTGGATCCAGCATTAGCAGTACAACATTGACAGTTGGTACACTAGCATCTGGTACAATTTATGTTGGTATGACTTTAACTGGCACTGGAGTTTCAGCAGGTACATATATTACTGCTAATATTTCCGGTAGCGGCACGGGCTCAACATGGACTGTTAATAATACACAAACCGTAAGTACTACAACTATTACTGGACAAATTGGTATGCCATTGTACGCGGCAGGATGGGATCATGTAATTCCAGGTACTACAATCAACAATGCACCAGATTTAACTAGTACATATATTATTGAGCCGCGTATTAATTATACTGTTCCAGGATATACTGCTACAGCTAGAACATTAATTGGAACTGCAACATGGACTAGTATTGCCCACGGCGCAGGTCGATATGTAGCCATAGCAAGTGCCGGTACAACAAGTAACTATTCAACTGATGGTAAAACTTTCCTAGCGGCGGGCGCATTACCATCGAGCTCAACATGGACTGACATTGTTTATTCAGGCGGTCAGGGATCAGTTGCCACAGCGGTTCTAGGCGGTTTTGGCGGTCAAGGTGCAATACTAACCGCAGTTTTAGGAACTGGGGCGGTTGCTGGACAAGTTGTCAGCGTAACTATTAATAACGGCGGTACTGGTTATACTACACCGCCGACTATTCTGTTTACTCCTGTAAGTGGCGGTTCGGGTGCTACTGGTATCGCTACTGTATTAAACGGAGCAATTGCTACAATAACTATTACAATTCCTGGTTCAGGCTACGGTAACGGTGTAACGGTAACTGCTGTAACTGACAGAGTAACCGGCATCACAATGAACGCATGGGGGAAAAACTATTTTAGTACTCCTGTAGTGACATTTTCAACACCAAATAATATTTCAGCAACTGTATGGAGCTCAGGCGGATCAGCAACTTTAAGCAGTTACTATTCGTTTGTAAACGGTAGTACAACTAACTTCTATCTATGTACAGTTGCCGGAACATTCACATCTAGCGGCCCAATACACACAAGCGGTTCTACAACTAACGGTACTGCCACACTGCAATATTACGGTACGCTAGCAAGCGGTACTGCAACTTTAACTAACGCAGGAGTAAGCAGTATTACTATTGTTAACTCAGGCATAAACTACGGAAGTGTCCCAACTATTACAATTACTGATAGTGCTTCACGATTTGTGGCAATAGCTACAGGTTCAAATGCAATCGCATATAACTCACCAACAGCTATTACAAGTGCATGGAGCGGGTCAGGTGTAAGTAGTGGTAAAACTGATTTATTATCAATTGCATACGGTGCAGGATTGTTCATCGCCGTAGGCGGAACAACAAATACTGCTAGCGTAGTAAGTACTACAGACCCGGTATCAAGTGGTAACTGGATCGATCGTTCAGCGGCTACAAACGTAGCCACAAGTACAGGTTATTATACTGGTATTGCTTATGGTAATAACGTATTCCTTGCAATTAACGGTAACGGCGGCAATAAGACAATCACATGTGCCGGTAATCCAACAACATGGGTAATTGGCGGCAACTTACCAGCAAGTACAAACTGGACTAGTGTTGCGTTTGGTAATAACCGATTTGTAGCATTAGCAGTTAACGGTTCTGTTGCTTATACTGTAAACAACGGTACTACATGGACTGCATGTCCAAACTCAACAGGCACAACTACTAGCATATTAAGTTCAAGTTATACCTGGAGCAAAGTATCATACGGTCAAGGTTTGTTTATGGCTATAGCAAAAGGCACAACTATTTGTGCTACTAGCCCAGACGGTCTTAACTGGACTGTTCAAGCAATGCCAAGTTCAAGTAACTGGCAAGGTTTGACATTTGGCAATGTATTAAACAATCCATTATGGGTAGCTGTAAGTAACACTAGTGGTACAGTAGCGGCTAGTATTCGTACTGGAGCACAAACATTAGGTCGTGTAAAAGTTGCATCAAATGCGGTAACTGAAGTACGTTTAGTCGAACCAGGAAGCGGTTATCCAAAAGGAGCCGTGACTGCTACAACAGTGACTACTAATATAATTACAACAGACGATACCACCAATTTAGTAGACAGCCAACCAGTTGAATTCACTGGTGCAACAACAGGCGGACTAGCATTAAACACAGTTTACTATGTAATTGGTTCAACCATTGTTACTAACACCAGCTTTAAAGTTAGTGCAACCGCAGGCTCGGCTACAGCAGTTACATTGTCAACTACAACAGGTTTGTCAGGAACATATCGCGCAGGCCCGATAGTTACTCAAACAGATCCAAACAGAACAGTAACAGCGGCCCTGCGTGTGCGTTTAGGCGATGGCGCATTGGGTAATCCAAGTATCGCGGCTCGCGGAACAAACAACGCTACTGCTACTGCTACTACTTCTGGTGACGGCTATAGCGATTTGTATCAAGCAAGTAGTTTTGTTTCTGTAAGTAATTTATACAGCGTACCAACTGCTGGAGCAAACGTGCAATTTGCAAGCATTACTGGAACTAGTCAGTGGTACAAACTAGTAAGTGTAACCATAACAGGCGGTATTGTTGGCAACTATCAAGCAACATTCCAAATTAATCCAGCATTGAGCGTATTACTTGCACCAGCACACAGTGATTTAATCACAACACGATTAAAATACAGTCAAGTCCGTTTAACTGGACATGACTTCTTGTATATCGGTACTGGAAACTATACACGTACTAACTATCCAAACGTTGATCCAACATTGGCAATTACTGCTAATCAACAATTGTTTAGTGGCGGAGGTCGTGTGTTCTTTACAAGTACTGACCAAGACGGTAACTTCAACGTTGGTAACTTGTTTGGAGTCGCACAGGCAACAGGTACTGCTACGTTGAACGCTAGTGCATTTAACCTAGCTGGTTTACAGAGCTTGCAACTTGGCGCTGTAACATTAGGTGTCGGTAGTGCTATTATTACACAATTCTCAACAGACCCATACTTTACAGCTAATAGTGATAGTGTTGTTCCGACACAAAAAGCTATTAAAGCGTATATTACGGCCCAAATTGGTGGCGGATCTAGCACTTTGAACGTAAATACACTAACAGCAGGCCAATTAAAACTTTCTAATAATCAAATAGAAAATACAACTGGCGGGCAAATTAACGTAATATCAAAGATGAATTTCACAGGTGGAATTGACGGAGCTCCAGTTGCTCTAGCATTCTTTGGTCAAAGATAACATAAAATTTTGGAGAAACAAACATGGCATCAGGACGCTTTTTAACACCCAACGCAAGTGGATCAGTCCAACTTGGAACAGGTAACACAACATTGTACACAGTTCCCAACGGTTACTACAGTGTATTTTCAGTTAGCCTTACTAATATTACTACATCAGCAGTAACTATTCAGTTAGCACTATCAACAGGAACTACACCAGGTACAAGTGATTGGATTGAGTACACAACAGTAATACAACCTAAAGGTGTGTTAGAACGCACTGGCTTAGTATTACAAGCAGGACAAAGTGTTGTAGCTTTAGCTAGTACCGGTAGTGCTGTTAATGGAACAGTGTACGGTATTGAAACAAGTACAAGTTAATATTAAAGAGAGATAAAATATGGCACGATATCAAACAGTTGTACCGCAAACTACAACAACCACAACGGCGTCAGTGGCGGCACCAGCTGGCGGACAGTTTACTAAAATTACAGGTAGCTCGACGTACGATGTTACAATCGGTGACCCAGTTTTATACAGCGGACAGCAACAGGCATTTTATAATGCAAACACACAACCTGTAAACTTGAAATTTACCACCACTGGCGGCGGATTTTTTATAGGGCCTACACTTCCAGGCAACAGTACAACACTTGCAATGCCAACCAATTCAATTTTTAATTTATTTTCTGATGGTGTAAACTGGGTATACGGTTACGAAGGCGGCGGACCGTTGGCCGCAAGTACTATAAGTGCATCAGGCGCAGTAACACTTAGTCCAGCCGCACTAGTTACCATTAGTCCAACAGGCGGATTGACTATTGCACCAACTACAACTGCTGGTACTATCAATAATACAAGTATTGGTGTAACAACACAAGCCGCAGGATCATTTACAACACTGGCATCAAGCGGTGCAACAACATTCACACGTAACGGTCAAGGTACAACAACCACTGATGCGGCACATTCTGTCCTAATTACAGGCGGCTTGGGTGTTAGTGGTACTGTTTATGCGGCATTTAACGGTGCGTTAACAGGTAATGCTAGCACAGCGACCACAGCAACCAATGCCACAAACATAGCAACAACTGGTGCTGTTAGTACAGCGAGTACATATTATGTTCCATTTGTGGCCAGCAACAGTAGTAGTAACCAAGGTGCTAGTACAACAGCCAACTTAAACTTTAATCCAAGCACTGGTACACTAACCTCAACAATTGTCACAGCGTCATCGGATGCTAGATTAAAAGAAAATGTAAAACCCATTACTGGTGCTTTAGCACTGGTGCAACAATTGGAAGGTGTACTGTTCAATCGTATTGGACAAACACGCGAAGAGATTGGTGTTATTGCTCAGCAAGTGGAAGCAGTTGTTCCTCAGTTGGTATTTACTGACGAAGCAGGTATGAAGTCAGTTGCTTATGCCAACACCGTTGCTTTACTAATCGAAGCAATCAAAGAGCAACAAGTACAAATTGAAGAACTTAAGAAGAAGGTAGGATAATATATGCCAACAAGTATAACAGGAACAGCGGTACAATACGGTGCTCCC